GCCTGCGGGGCTGCTACCGCCGGGGATACCGGGCTCGGGATCGAAGCTGGGATCTGCTGGCTCATAGCTGCCCGAGTAAGTCAGTTCTTGCGCAAGGTGGTCAAACGTCCTGTAGAACAGGGGCGTAAGGTTTAGCCGAGGATCAGCCGCTAAAGGCTGGTTCGGCGCAAGAGGATGCGGCGTCTGCAACATCTGACTTAATAATACTAAAAATTGCTGAAATGCGCTTTGTGTTTGCTGGATCATGCGGAAGGGAAATCCCTTCAACATTTCCGCTCGTTCAGAATCCGTTTTATCAGGGAAAAGATACTTAATGGCCTCGACGCTATCCACGCCGAGTTCCTGCAAGTTACGCACAACGATGGACTTTTGGTTTAAGTCGTACGCCGTGTCTTCGTAAACATCGCCCTGGAAGCGATAAGAAACTTGACGATCACCATCCGGCGGAAGCCCAAAGACACCCGGCGGAACTTTGTTTTCGTCTAGAGCAGCCTTGATCGCCTGATCGACCTTCACCTCAAACCGCTTCGTGGCGACTTGATACTTTTCAATCGACTCTTCGGTCGGCTCCTTAGGCTCCTTGGGCGCTTTCAGCTCGGCAACAGAGATGAAGCTCTCGCGGAAGATTTGCTCTTGATGATAAATAATCATCTCCAGCAATTTACAGAAACCGTAGGTCAAGAAGCTCTTGTTCTTACGCAGAGCCGTAGCCTGCGCGCGGCCCATCAGACCTTTGATCTCCGTAGCGGTTGCGCCAGCTGAGATAGAGATTTCGTCGACGCCACCGAGAGCCGTGCGAATTTCTTCGCGAAGCAACAAAGCGTAACGGTTCATGTCCCCGTTAACGGGGTCTGGCGTCATATAACCCACGCGGTCGTTGGGCTCGACGTTGGCGATAACCCGGGGAACCCGCAGACCGCCGATCGAAGAATTCGATCCGAAGGGCTCCGACACGCGTGTCGACGGAGTATCCCGGCCGCCGAAACCACTCTGGCTGCTGATAGTCGGGCGGAAGGTACGGTCCGCATCCGATGCTTCGACCAGATCACTACGAGGACGGGAGCTGATCAGCGTGGGATTACCAAAGAACTCAATGTTCTTGGCGATATTACGCATCATCTGGTCATGGAGAACGATCTGCTCCATGAACGGTTCGAACTCGCCTTCGCCCTCCGTCCCGCTGCTGTTGGGTTTGTTCAGAACCTCCACGGCGGGAATGAACCCGATCGTGTTAGGCCGGCTGGTTTTCGGTGAGATCAGAGCACCGGGCTCCAACTCAAAACTCAGCTCAGTGTTGGCCTCGTACTCAGAGATTGTGTCGTTCGTAATAGAGATGCGAACGTGACGCTCGTTAAGCCCATAAGTATCCGACGGCAAACCTAGGTTGCTGTTACGAATCTTATAGCTGTAGATGATGATGACTTCTTCGATGTTTCCGTTTACATCGTGGTAGACCCGATACTGATCTTTGTTAAAGAAGTAGATCTGGTACTTAAGCTTCGGGTCAGGTCGAAAGTAAAACAGACCACAACCGTCGATAAGGAAGTTGCGGATGATCGCCGGGAAGCGAATGTCCAGTTTGTTAAGGTCTAGGAGATCTTGAATAAACTTGGTGCGCGCCCTGTACGTATCTTGCTCACAATAAAAAAACAGACCCTTCTTGATCATCAGCAGAACCATCTGCTGAAGATGCCCAAGAACAACCATCGTGGCGGACTGCCGCGAACGGTCCTGATCCCGAGAAGCTTCGATGATCTCGGTGAATCGTTGCCGAACGCCGAATGTATCCGACATGAAGGGTTACCTTTGGAAAAAACTGAACGCCGGAGAAGGAGACTTTAAGATCCGTTGAGTGGGCCGACCCTCACGGCAGTAAGTATCGCTTAACTCTTTCAAGTTTAAACAATTCCGCAGGTAAAAGCTCATGCGGATACGGCACTAAAACATGATCAGTACGCCCTAGAGGATCTGTAGACCCCGCAGAAGGCACGTACGTATCCAGATAATCCAACATCTCCTGGCTGTAGGCCGGTGCCACGGAGTTCGGGATGTCGTCGTAACAATGCGAAAAGGAGGTCAGCTTTTTCTTCAGACGCTCTGCGTCCCCCATCCAACTGAAATGCCAGCCGGCATCACAGTTCCCCACAACAATGTCGTTGGGGTTCGCACGAATCTGTGAAGGTGTAGATCCTAAATGCTCATAGAGGACAACGGTGCCACAAGTCCAGTTATTAGGGGCTTCATCTGACGAGCCTTGCGGATTGATGACGCGCAAGTCACCGCGACCATAGAACATCGGCATTGACAGCCGTACGCATCGAGCCGGATCCTCCTTAGCTAACTCAACAGCCTCTAAGAGCGAGTCAGGGTTCGGGATCTCGTCGACGTCGCTGAAGAAAAACACGGAATCGGGCGGAGTCATCCGCATGCCCACAGCGAGAGCATCCCGCTGAGCGCGCTCCCGCACCCACGGATCGAGCACGTCCTCCGGCGACGGCAACTCGACGTGGAGAACTTGAATTTTCTCCTCAGGCAACCCTAGCTCACGAATCGTATCAACACATGTGAAAGGCTTAGGGTCGCCTTTAAACGTACGGTCTGCGTCTGTAATTATAAATCCGTCTACAATATCTTTAAGTAAGTTTACGCGGAGCTCTAACAGCTCTTTTTCGTTGAAATACAAGAAGCAGTCAAACAGCATGACAACCGTAAAGCTGTCAGCATATTAGCGCTTAACGGCGTAGTTAATCCCACCGCCGGCACGATACGCAGGCTCACCATCGACAGGACGGCGCTTTTCCTTAGCTTGCGAAATTAAATCTTCCTTAACATCTGTGATGTAATTATTGATCTCACCTTGCTGGGTTCCGCCCTGATTCACATCAGGAGGTACAGAGCCCGTGTGGAGCGCAGTAGAGTAAGGATTGATGTCGGCGTCATCGTCATACCGCTCACTCTTTTGACGTTGAGCGGCCGCCGCTAAAGACTGCGACGCGTACGCTTTATCGAAAAACTGTCCAGCGGCGTCGTAGTAGTTAGCCATCAGATTTCTTACCGGTTCGTTTTACGTATTCTGAAGCAAGACGCCGCGCTTTTCTAGCCTTTTCGGTATTAGGGACCTGCGTGTTAACGGGTTTATCCCCAGCCGTGGCGCGCTTTTTACGCTCATCCGTAGCTTTACGCTCTTCCGGGCTAAGCGACGCCCACGCTCGACGCGGTAAATACCGTTCTGTACGACCCTTTTCGCGAGCGAGGTCCGCCATCAGACGTAACCACCTTGCTTCGAACCGCCGATTAGAGCTCGGTCAGTGTAAGCCTTAGCCAGAAGTTCATCCTTTAGCGGATTGATAATACGAGCAAGCAGCTCATTATCGTCACTAGCGTTATACACTTCCTTAAGAAGGTCCTTAGAAGTGAGCAGCTCTTCGCGATAACTAGGTATTTCGCCCGTTAACGCGGTGACTAAATCTTTTGCGGTGTAGCTAGCCATCACTCAGAATCGCGATAAACTTAGTTTACTTGGATTTCTTTTCGTATTCCTCGCGGGTTTGCCAGTCCTCCTTGCCCCACCGGCGAAGGCGATTCTCAGAGGACTTCTTACCTTCGTAGGTGCCGCCAGATTCTTTATAATATTTTGTAGCTAATTGCATCGCCCGAGCCGAGTGGCCTCCGAGCTTTGCCCTTGCCCGAGCCTTAGCCCTCGCCCACTTCTCGGGGTCTTTCTTTTTCGCAATTTCTGCCATAACTTCTGCTGTAGGCTCCAGCGCTTAACGTGATTTGCCGAAACCTACAGTTTCGTAAAGAAACAGGTCGACAGACCTAGTTTACTCGTAAGTCTTTTCAGTTTCTTCAATCAGACGAGCTAAATACCACGCGCACTTTTTAAGGTCCTCTAAACCGTTCTTGTGCTCGGTCCGCCAAAGGTACTTCAAACAGGCCCCTCGACAATACTGTTTAAAGCCCTCTGGACCAAGCGCCGAATAAAGCGCATCGATACACTCGACAGGCCCCTGGGTGTAATGAGACGGATGGTTTACTACGTCGCTCACAGCCTGTTTAATCTAACGAGAGCATCGTAGCGCAATCTTTAAGCTCGCCATGCTGACGCTCAAGTTCTACAGAATATTTTGTATCTTCGTGCCAAATCAGACCTACATCATAAATCTCGTATCCTGCTGAAGTTCTGTGCACCGGCACGCAGCGTCGATGCTCATACGGAGTCGGCGGCGACTCGAAAGCCAAACCCATAGAACTGCGATCAGCGATCGGCCAGTTGCGTACTCCCACGCGGGAATAACTCAATTCCGGATCAAAACTGGCTGTGCGGATGTACTTCTCAGCATCCGACTGGGCCAGAATCATGGCGCCGTAATAGGGGTTGGCCAGCTGAACAAAGAAGTTGACTTCACGATCAAGCACTAAGATCTTAGAAACTTCAAATCCGCGGTCCCCCCAGATCTTGGGCGTGACGCGCGTCAAAGAGTACGGGAAGTAGTTATCGAACAATACACGCTTACCAGAGTATTTCTCGAACCGCGCAAACCCGGGTTCTAGGCCCAGGGGTTTAAGGCGCGGCTGCCACTTATACCAGTATTTAAAGTTCTCAAGGCTCAAGTGCATATCGTTTTCCTGGTAAATATAAAAATCTGCCGCGCGGTTGAGGACAGCCAGGGCCAGGTCTGTCTTATGTGCCCAGGTTAAATACCAGTTTTCGTACCCAGGGGAAGCGACTTTTATCTCAATAGTCTTATTTGAGACTCGTTCAAGAATGCTCTTTAAAAGGTCCGCAGAGTCCTGGGCGTCGTAATTTACATACACATTTATAAGAACTTCACAAGGATACGAAGAGTATTCCTTAACTACACCAATAAGGCACTCCAGGCGCGATAAAGGATTGTGAGCCGTAATCGCAACCCAGAGTTTTTTGTCTTGCATAAAGGGCTCGGCAGAGCCGAGAGTCTTTTGCACTCTAGTGTCACCCACGGTGGGCCGGTTAGTACTGAATCGAAAATTCGCCGCGCCTCTGCAAGTACGTAACCAGCCAGACATAAGCGTCCAGCAAGTCATCGTGCGCCGTCGCGCCGACGTTAATCAACTGGTCAAACAGCGGATCAAACTTTCTGTACTTGTTGAACACGACTTTCTTATTCTCTAGCAACCCGAGGGTGCCTCGGAATCGGGCAACCTTATCGCCACGGAAGCCCTTGATCTCGTGGATATGGAGATTACCCAGATCCCGCTCGTTGATCAAGACGCGACGCAGATCCGCAGCAAGCGAAGCCTGGTATGCCACAGACTCAACAACCAAGGTGATCGTGGAATACGTAGGCATAAACTGACCGTCATGTTGTGTCAGGATGCCCCACTCCAGCAACATATCGCATAGAAGATCAATCTTCTCTAGGTTGCCGATAGAACGGCACTGGTGCGCGTCAATGATGTAGTACTTATCTTTAAGCCTGCCGCCGAGTACAAATGCGGTGTAGTCACTAGTTTCATTCTTACTGGCAGACAAATCGATTCCCACGGCGAGCGAATCAAACTCCGTGACAACCTCGCCTTTGACCAAAAGATCAGGTGAGACGACCAGATCCGAAGTCATCACTGGCTGCTGTTGATACTGGAAAGCAAAAGCAACAGGATCTAATTCCTTTTGCTGCAACAAGTATTCGACCGACCATTGACTCTGCCAATAACTCTTGGGTTGGCCCTTGTCGTCGTACGTCAAAGCCTCCTGCGTCACTTGTTTCCATCCCTTATCGGGGATGAACATCGTCTTGTGAATATCTAAAGGATGGAATCGGGTGCCCAGGCAGATCGAGCGACCGCCCTCGAACACAATGGGCGCGATCACACTGCTCCAGTTCGTCATCATTTCATCTCTGATCGCTGGGTTGCGTATATCGCTACTAGATTTTATAGGGTCGTCTATTAGTACTAAGTGAGCCCTTTTAGACGTAATACTACCTCGTAGCCCAGCTGCACGTAGAGTGAATTCTTCATCACCTACTCGCGGGATGTTTGCGTAGTCGAAATCAATCGACCAGCCGATATCAGACTGCATGCCGGGTTTAAGCCGACACGTCGGGAAGATCTTGCGGAACTCTGGTGAGTCCACGATCTGCCGAATGATCCGTGACTTCGGAATGGCCGTTGCAATGTTGTAACTAACGTAAATTATCTGCAGAGGGCGCTTTGCGGCCGTATGTCGCCCTATGCACCAAGCGGTGAACATGTTCAACACCGTGGACTTGGCGCTACCTCGCGGAGATAAAATATCTAGATTCGGCCCGGCAATATCCAACAGGTACTTATTACTCTCTCTTGTTATCAAGTGATCGTGCCACTCCAGCATGTGGGGCGCCGGAGGCTTATCTAACAGCGTACAAAACGTATGAAAATCCTCGGCTGCCTTAGTGTATATAGTCTCAACGCTTGAATTTACTGCATCCTCGACAGCACGTACCGCACGCATCTGTGCGCCTCGCCGATAAGCAAACGTTTCCCGGCTAGGCATGGCAGTAAGTTGACAGTGTTGGTATATTAACTGTATCTGAATGCTACTTCAAGAATGGCGAAAATTCTCTGGTACGGTGACGCCTGCAGCAACACGGGTTTTGCAAGAGTAACACACAGTATCCTGGAGTATCTCAGCCACGAGCACGAAGTCGTCGTTCTGGGAATCAATTACGCAGGGGACCCGCACGACTACCCCTATAAGATCTATCCGGCAGGAACCGTACATTGTCCGGACAGATTCGGACTGCCGCGTGTCCCTGAGATTATCGACAAGGAGCGCCCCGACTTCATTATCTGTCTGAACGATATTTGGATTATCAATCAGTTCTGGGAGCGCTGTCAGTTCCAAAAACATACACATAACTTTAAATTCATCGCGTACTTCCCTATCGACAGTCAGGTGTATTTCGCGGATATGTTCCGCATCCTCGCTGCGTGGGATCTGGCAATTACCTTCACCCCCGAATCAGCTAACCGAATCCTGGCACACGGACCAGAGATCTCGAAACTTGCCGTGATCCCCCACGGGGTTGACGTCGATCGGTTCACGCCGATGCCTAAAGACGAAGCTCGAAAAGCTTTGGGTTTGCCGCTCGATAAATTCATCGTGTTCAACGGCAATCGAAACCAACCGCGCAAACGAATCGACCTGACCGTCAAGGCATTCGCCAAGTTTGCGCAAGACAAACCCGATGTGATGCTGTATGCACACATGGGCGCAAAGGACATGGGGTGGGACCTAGTTCCGTTGTTCAAACGCGAGATGGAGATGCACGGAATCCAAGGGCATCAGCGTCTAATCCTGACAAACGAGAGCATGAATTACATGTCGGCTCCGTCCGATAGTTACCTAAACAAGATCTACAACGCGACTGACGTAGGTATAAATACAGCCGAAGGTGAAGGCTGGGGATTAGTTAGCTTCGAACACGCGAGCTGCCGCAAACCTCAAATCGTCCCTAATCACACAGCGTGCCGAGACATCTGGAGTGAAGCCGGCGAACTCGCCGATATTGCCACGTGGGTCGTCGAAAAAGACCTGGGGGTCGAACGCGGGCTCGTCGATGTAAATCATGTTGTCGAACTTCTGAACAATCTGTACTACAACAAAGAAAACTATGACGAAGTTGCCGATGCGTGTTACGCTGTGACGCAACGACCTGAATACCGCTGGGATTCGGTCGCCGCCGGCTTTTGCCAAGTCATCTCGGATCTGCAGCAATGAGCACACAAACATCGACACGCTTTTGGCACGCCCATAGTGACGTGATCTTCCCTAACAAACGGGAGGTTGTTGGAGTTCCGAATGTCTACGAACAAGCTGAGAGTCTCGGCGGCACGTTCACCCGTATTGTCCACGGGGTGCCTCACGAGAACATCTTCAACTTCAGCCCTAGCTTGCTTCGGCATAACAACAACACGTACATCGCGTGGCGAGGTCAGAAAGAGCCATTCGGATTTCGCTATGACTCCAAGTATTTCTACCTAAACGACACACCTACCGACATTTATATCGGTGTACTCGCGGACGATCAGACCGTTCTGGGCGCCAAAAAACTACGGTCTCAGAAACATCGCCTGAGTTACGAAGACCCGCGGCTGTTCGTTGGTCCCGACGACAACATGTACGTACAGTTTGTAGCTTCTACATACGCAAGCCGATTTGATCAAAAGAAACATTCGCTGTTCGCGAATCCCAAAGTTGTCGTCTGTTACGTCGACGAACACCTAAACGCAGTCAGCGCAGCTATTCCCCCGCTAGGACGAAACCGCGACAGCTCACAAACCGAAAAGAACTGGTGTTTCTTCTCTCGCAAAGACAAACTGCACTGTCTTTACTCCACGCGGCCTTTGGTTGTCGAGCGGGAGGAAGAAGAACCCATCCAGGTAAATACGGACTGCCTTGCCGAAATTACAAGGAACGCGCCGACATTCAACTCGACAGCCCCCGTCAATGTCGGGTATGGGCACCTCGTGTTCTACCACTGGAAGCACATGCAGTTTCGCGAGGATGGCATCCAGTACCTCCAGTATCACTTGGGCGCCTACATCGTCGACCGTGACTTCACAAAAGTCATCTACAAGACGATGGATCCGATCTTCAGCGGGTCGCTAAACGATCAGGTTATCCAGTGGACGGCACACGACGGCACGCCAATGTCGACGCAACCTGCGGTTATTTTGCCGTTTAGCGCACACCTTGAAAACGACGAGCTCGTTATGCCCCTTGGCGTAAACGACGCCTTTATGGGTGTGTTCCGTTGCCCGTTAGCCTCCATCATGAGGCTGATGACTCGGGTGGACTAAGTCCGCTCTTCGCGCTCTAACGTCGACCACACGAGTAACGCGGAATCGTCAAGTAGCGCCTGGATGCTGGGCTGACCGTCAAACGTCTGCATGAGTTCCCGCAGACAACGGTCAGCTCCTGCCAGCAGCAAACCGCGGCGATCGAGCCCGTCCGAAATGGCGCGCACAGCTTGAATATGGCTGCGAAGTTCTTTTTGAAGTGCCGAAACCTTCGTAGCTGACGTAGCTGAATCCAACATGCCATTGGACACCATGGCGCGAACATCCGAAATGTCCTGCTGCAACGAATCGATCTCGCGAAGCAGGACTTTTCTAAGGTCATCCTTAGGATATTTCTCCTGAATCCACGCGGTGAGATCGGAGATGCTGCCGGTGTACGACGGTTTAAGAAACCGTGCATACAGGTACGCTTCGATATCACTCGTAGCGTTCTTGGCGTAGAAGACAAACGCGTCTTTCTGCGATTTATCAAGCGAATCCAACCACGCTCCAACCGTGGTCGAATCGCCGATGACGGCTTTAATCATGCGAACTGTGCCTGCCCAGCCATAGCCAGACCGGCGCCATAACGCTTGAGCGCTAACTGGCCCTCGATGTCTGCTCGCTTCAAGGCCATCTGGTTACGAGTGCGCTCCTGATCCTGTCGAATAGCCAAGTTGGTAGCACCGACATTAGAAGCCAGTTGATTCTTACCCTGCTGGGCGGTTTGCCCTGCCGAGGCTAAGGCAGTAGTCGTAGGAGCTAAAAGACTCTGAAGACCCGTTAGTTCCTGAGTTTTCAGATTAGATGCAGCAGTTGCATACGTTTTAGCAAGATTAGCTGCAGTCTCGTAGCCTAAAGTCTCTTGCGCGATGTTTGAAGTAATCGCTTTATTCTGTGCGCCTAAAGCGTTACTAGCATACTGAGACGCAATACCGGCAAGAGTTCCCGCTGCTGTCTTATCTTTCTCCGAAGCGTCGGTGAACTGGCGCCACGCGGACTCTCCGTAAAGCTTGCTAAGCAAACCTTCGGCTTGAATCAGGGGCTGCATCCGAGCACCCAACTCATACTGCTGCGTAGTTAACGCAGTCTGACCAGGAGCCAACTGAGAGTAAATACTCGCGAAATCGGCCTGACCAGTTCCGCCGCCACCGCCAAGAGCGCCAATAACTGAGCCGATTCCACCCGCAGCGCTACCTAATCCACCTAAAAGCGAGCCAATACCGGCAAGACTCGCGCCTCCTGCGGCAGCCCCTCCGCCAATTAAGGAGGGCATCGCCAGAGCAGCTGCAAACGGAAGAGGCATATCAAGTAACCCTCAGAGTGGGAACACCTAAAACTTGAGCCGCAGCCTGGGCTCCTTGCTGCAGCGCAGCGACCGTATTCGCATTTGGCTGCTGCATAGCGATAACAGCCTGACTCACAGCGATATTTTGTAGTGCATTAGCCGAGGTTTGAGCCTGGAATGCCTTAGTCCACTGATCAATTTTCGCCAGCTCAACTTCCCGGCGACGCCGCTGCTCAGATTTCTCTGCACCAAGCGCCTCTGTAATAGCCGTGGTAGCGGCGTACTGACGAATCGCTTGGTCCGTACGCTCCTTTAAAAACTCAGGACTCAGGCTACGAGCAGACAGTCCATACAGTTGCTCAAGAAGTGTATCCGACGGCTGTTTAGCCATCTGTTCGCCGATGTTTTCAGCACCAATTTGTTCCACGGTGCCAGCGCTCCTGTCGTCCGCAATGACCGGAGCGGGAGTAGGGGCGGAAGCAGATGCGCTGGGAGATTCACTCGCAGCAGGCATAACTGCCGGCGCTGACGAGGCGGGTCTTTCTGGTGCCTGAATAACACCTGTTATCTTAGGAAACTTGGTCGGATCTTTTCTGCGCAGCGCCGAGTAGGACTCAAGACTCTGGGATCCAAACTCCGGACCCGCATAAACCTTGTAGGGCTTCCCGTTTAAATAACTAAAAACAGTTCCAACTTTGGGAGGTAAGGCAGACCGAACGCTCTCGGTAGCCAAACCTGCAGCAGCTGGGAAAGCAACAGAGCCAGCAGCAATCCCAAGAGGACCAAGAGGAGCCCCGAAGATAGCTCCAGCAAGTCTTGGAAGAAGGTCATTATCCGCCATCTCAAACGGCCCTCGCTAACTCATTAAGAGTACTTGCTGATTCAATTTTATCGCGGAATGCAATATTTTTGATCGCAGCATCCAGCAAGTCCCCGGCAGTTCCGTATTGAGATTGCAGACGCTGCCGCTGGACATCGCCAAGCGAAGAAACTTTCTGGGACTCCACGCGGGCCTGGGCATCGGCGAGAGATTGAATTTTCTGACGCTGAATACTGGCTTGAGCTTCGGCTAGGCGAGCAGCATACTCGTACTCTTTTTCAGCGCGAATACGCTCAATCTCACGGCGAGTCAGACTCTCTGCTTGAGCTTCGCGCAACGCGGCGCCGCCCACGAATTGACCGTCGGCATACCCGCCAACGATATCTTCCCGCGTGGGGAGAGGAGGAAGGGCGTCTCGAACGCCAGGAATCAGAGATAAAAGACCGCGACGGAAACGCTCGTTGTTTAGATACTGTTCGACTGCAAGCTGTTCAGTCGTGCTTGTGAAGTACTTGCTACGACCGGAGGGATCCGCCGTAGCATACGAAGAAGGTCCAAGAGCTTCGCCACCTGGGCGAAAGAGCATACGCTCCGCACCCTGAGTGGCTACGTTAGCCAATAGATTAGCAAGAACACCTTCTAAAACCGAACTAGCGCTTGCCGTAGCTGCAGGAGCAGCAGCCGCCGCGACAGGAGCAATAGCAGGAGCGACCATGGTCTGAGCGGCGTAAGACGGAACCTGGACTAGCGGTTGGTTAGGCCCCGGAGTTACATAGCTGTAACGAGACATCAGTACCGATCCGGGCGATCGAATGAAGTTCCCGACTGGGGTTTCTTCATGTAGTCTATCGCATCAGTTTTAGGCTGCATTGCAATTTTCTGCTCCTTCTGTTGCTTAGAAGGATACGCAGAAGTCTGAGGAAAATTAGACTCTAAGTACAACTTCAAGAACAAATCCGCCGCAAGTTCTGGAGAATCGTGACGAACGTCGTTCTCTTTAAGCCGGTATTGGACGGTATTCATCAGCTCAGAGCCTGGTAGTGCTGAGAGGGAGGAATCGAAGAAGAACTCGGAGCATTCAGCATCGAGTACTGGCCTCCCATACCGGGGGTATCGAACTGAAGAGGGCGCTGCTGACTATAAAACTCACCGGAGTCCAGAGAATTCTCCTGAATCTGACCAATGAAATTCATGAAAGCTTCGCGCGTATCCGGATCGGACAGGACGATCTCTAAGAGACGCCGAACTTCGATATCGTCATCACGACTAACCAAACCAGCTTGAAGACGATGAGCGAGTTGGTTACGCGCTTCGGGCTGAGCCACGCGGGGCATCGCGTTTAACGAACGCGTGGCGGAGGTGTGAATTCCATCCCCCTCAAAACCAGGCATCGGCGAAGGTGCCTTGTAATACGACCGCAGAATGGTCGCAGTCATGGGAACTGCAGCCGCGCATTCGGCGGGAGTCTGCGGAACCGGAAGGCCCAGAAGACGGGCAGCTAATTCAAAGTCCTGAGGGGAGAACACCGGAACCTAACACCATTGCTACCGTTGTTTCCAGTTTAGGACCAATTCGCAAAATATCGCCAGGCTGAATCTCTAGTGTTATGCAGATTTTTTCGAGCACATCGGGAGACGGGATATAACTAGGGTCACTATAAATTTTACGTGCAGTCGTAGGAGACACGTCCGAGGTACGGCTCAACTTGAAGGAAGAAAGACCCCGCGAATCCAGCACGTCTTTCAACGTGTTGACTAAACGGCCATACCCCGGGTGTGACGAGTAAAACGGCATTTATGGCAACATGATGAGTCTATGCCCCTAAATATAGTTTAAAATCCTAAGTTTTTCCGACGAACAAACTCAAGATCATACGTTGTGTAGTCGAGTGGTAAATGAGGGTTGTTGAACGGACTCTCGTAGACTTCACCAGCAACATGATGTTGCCACGCAGGCGACCACTTGTGATGGAGATACAGTTTATTTAGTTCATGCGCTGTATGAATACCCTGTGCGAGATCCGGTTCGCTGCGCCATGTCTGGGACCCGTCCGCGTAGTCGCCCGACGTCTCACCGTGGTAATACGGCGCACCTACCGACATAACACGTTGCAACTCCTTGTGCTTAAACCGCATTCCGTAATCCATATCCTCGCAGTACGCCGGATACAAATTCTCGTCAAATAAACCGAAGTTCTGAACAACCCAGTCCTTAATCAAAAAGAAATCCCAGCTGCCGTTCTCTCCATGAACGATACCTGTTTGCGCATCGCGGGCGTGCTCCACGGCTTTCGCCAAAAATCCCGGCGTGTACATCAGGTCGTGGTTAGTTATGACCCAGTACGGTGCATTCATAAAGGACTTGATGATCAAGTTCCATGCGCCCGAACACCCGTAGTTAGAGGGCATGTGCGTCACAACAACGCGCTTTACATACTTGTGCGGCACCTTAGTGAGCAGATCAAGCTCCTCGGTAATCTGCCCGCGCCCGTTGTTATCAAAAATAACAAAGGTGTCTACAGGGTAATCGATACTGTAAAACAGCCTGTAAACCCAATGCGGGGCATTTACAACAGCAGTACCCAGAACCGGAATGGCATCCATGATATCAAGAAACCCGATGGAGAACTACAAAACCATTATTATTCTCGTACACCTCTAAAGGACGCCATTCGCGGTGCGTCTCTAGAAACTCGTTAATAGCAGGCACAAGTTCGTGTGCGTAACTGACCGTATCGTGAAACGCCAAGAACCGAGTGACTTTATCGGCGTGCAGTTTCAGCTCTTTACTGAGACACGCATACGTGTGATCCGAGTCGATAAACAAAAACTCCACGGGGTCCAACTGGACGTCAAACGAGCTCTTTTCAACTAAACGGCAGTTGATTCCCTCAGCGCGCCCCGCGGCAAACAAAGCTTCGGCTTCGGGTTCGGCCGTTATGTCGTAACTGACGAGACTCAGGGGACGCGCCGCAATAAGAGCGCGACTGCTGGCACCAAAGCGCACCCCAAACTCCACAACGGTGTCGCATTTGCTCGCAAACCGCAGCAAAGTGGGCAAGTGCTCGTTGATATCCGACTCTGTGTTGCAGCCGTCAACAAAATTCTGGTACGTCGGAGGCATCAGCCCAGCAACACGGTTAATATAGTGCCACTATAAGCCGGCAACTGCCCGTGGCAACGTACCTCTGGGGTCCGAAAGAGTCTTTGATCGTACCCACGCCGCGCGTGGGCTTTTTGATGCACGACGATGACTCCGCCCGTTGTCAGATGCACCAAGTCGGAATCCCCGAAAAAGCCCTGATCGACTGGGCTCGACAATTTGGAGACAAAACAAAAAGCTTTATCGACTGCGGCGCCCACATGGGCAGCTACTCAATCCTATTGGCTGACGACTTCCAAGACGTCTATGCGTTCGAGGCGCAACGGCGCACCTACATGCAGCTATGCGGAAACATCTTCCTAAACGAAAAAAATAACATCAAACCGTACAACGTAGCGATCACAGATAAGGTCCGCTCCAGCGAAACCCTAACCCTGTCAATCGTGTCCGAAGACGGAGGCGGCTCCACGGTGCTTTCGCCTCACGAACCGATCCTCAGGCAAGAACGGATCCCGGGCGCACACCTTGACTCGTACCGGATCCCGCAGGTTGGCCTCATCAAACTGGACATCGAAGGCAGCGAGATGGCAGCTCTTAAAGGCGCTGAGCTGACCCTCGAACGAAGCGACTACCCGCCGATCGTCTTCGAAGCCAACAACAATGAGTGGTACACCACACTCAAAAAACAGCTATTTGAGTACTTGCGGACTCTGGGATACGACATCGCAGAGATCCGCCCGTACGACAACATGTACCTAGCTCAGTTCTCGGGCTGATCCGAAACGTCAAGCAAGACGAGGTCGACACCGGCCTCACGAAACATACCCTGCGACATCGCGAAGTTGTCAGCCCATCGATCCGGGATCGGCAGATCGGGGGCTACCACGCGGGTTATGCCTGCTTGAATCAACAAGGTGCAGCAGTTACTGCACGGCAAAAAGGGCCAAACATAAACCGTCGAACCGGCAAGACTCACACCGTGACGCGCCGCGTGTGCGATTATGTTGGCTTCGGCGTGGACCGTGCGCAGCAGCTTCTCGTTTCGGTCCGACAGGCGCCCCGGCAGATCCGAGATGCCGTGGGGAAACCCGTTGTATCCGGTCCCGAGGATGCGCTTGTTTTTAACAGCGACTGCGCCGACTTGCGTAGACGGATCCTTGCTCCACTTAGCCAAGGTCTTAGCCAAGTCCAGAAATCTGTAATTCCAATCCATGTAACTAAAATCTTATGTATTTAGATTAGGTGCCAATAGTCTCCCGAGCATTCTCGGTAAGTTGCTCCCACTCGCTCTCCAAACACAGCCGCGAGTGAGCATGCAGTGACGGAGTTTGCTGATAATCCCAAAGCACCATGCAGTATTTAATCGCCTGACCACGCGCATTCGGTTTAGCAACCAGCTCCTTAACAACCCCGAACCGCGGTTGACTGTGAAACTCGGCAACGGCAACAGATTCCTTACGGACCGCAAAAATCCCCCGGAGACGAGGCCGCTCAGCCACGCGGTCACCGACTTTCAGATGGTGTTTGATTTTTGTAGACATTTAAGATTCCAGATCCAGTTTGAGGAGTTCAAGTTCGGGAGAGTTTGCTACCCAGCGCGCAAACTTAAGAGCTGTGTCCCACCCGACAAAACGATGCTGACTGTACTGTTTGGTATCGCGACGCTGGAAGGACACCGCGATAAACCGCGAGCTCTCAAGTTTCGGTGATGTTCTTGCAATCATCAGGGGAGCCATTAGACCAGTAATACTCGCAGTCAGAGCCGGGATTGGGAGACACCATGTAACTCTGGTATCGCGAAGGCTCCGCAACATACCGGTAGCAACTACTGCGCAGTGCGCAGGAATCGCCATTAGAACACATGGAGATGTCGGGCACAGTGTTATGTGGTGTGTAGGTAGGAGCGGCGGGACTTGAACCCGCAAGACCAAGGTCAACGGATTTTAAATCCGTAGTGTTTACCAATTTCACCACGCTCCCTTTAAGGGTTTGGTGCGCGTCAAGGGGATCGAACCCTTCTGAGGCGAATTATGAGTTCGCTGCTTTCACCAGATAGCAAGACGCGCATAAAGCATAACAGCGCCAGAACCCCTACTCGGTACGATTGGCGTCTTTTTTTCTTTTTTTAACAAAGGTCGGGGCTTTCTCCAAGTTGCTGGGCGCAGAGCACAGATACGAACAGTAGGGGCCCTTCATAGCCGGATTGCGCTCTAGTGTTTGGTTGTACTTACGAAGGCGAGACCCCTTAAGCACAAATGGAGTAAAACACCGTGGACAGACAGCGTAGAGCTGATGCAGGGTCACGTCCGGAGAACCAAGAACAACCATAGTAAACCAAAAAACTTAGTACTACGCAAGACCCCCGCAAACAATCTCGGGGGCTTGTTTGAGTCTCATGTCATGGGTACTGAAGCTTGCTCTTAGCCGTGCAAATCGAGAACCCCGTATCGGCACGCATACCATTGTTCTCAATGAGGAACTGGGCCATGCACTGCTCTTTGGCTGCTTTGCGGAGTTTGTCCGTTTGAGTCTCACGCATCGGCGCGGTAAAGACCCAGAAAACGGCAACCAGCAGAAGCGAACCGACGACGCCAACAAACCCGCATGCGAACGTCGCCAGAATGATTTTCCACGCCTGCCAAGCTGCCGCAGTTTGGGGCAGGTGCTTACTGTCGAGATTGATTTTGATGTCGCTAGCCATGTGTTGGAAGTAATTCCATGCGCAGCATACCAGCTATGTGGCGCCGGTGTCAAGGGCAGGCAGCTCCGGTAAGAACTGTTACTATGTTGATTATCAGCCCCAGAGCCGTGAATTTCTTCTTAGATAAAAAATACAACATCACGCACACTTGGTACACACAGCTACTAGGTTCCGCAAAGATCGTCTCCCAAGAGGAGCGCGCTAAAAAACTGCACTTCGACCCCGCCGAACAACGTCTGATCGTCGAAATCGGTGTTTACGAAGGTGCGTCCACCTGTTGGTGGTCCGATAACTTCCTAGATCATCCCGACAGTCGGCTAATCGCCATTGACCCCTTCACAGGCAACCAAGAGTACAAAGAAGAAAAAGAGAAGTTCCCCACGCTGGACAAAATTGAATACATCGCGCGATCTAACATCGCGATGAGCAAAAACGCCGGCAAAGTAGACGTTCGCGTGGGCTGCTCTTGGGATTTGTTCCCAACGATCAACCGAGAGCTCAAACAACCAATCGACATTCTGTATATCGACGGCGAGCACACTCCAAATGCGGTTTGTCGCGATATAGCACTGTATCTGCCTCTAGTTCGTCCTGGCGGTGTGGTCATTTTCGATGACTATGGTCACCAAGAAGTCAAACGAGGCGTGGATAACGCCCTAAACGCGTGCGGAAGCCTAGAAATGGGCTTTATGACGGGTTGGCAGCTGTGGTGCGTCGTTAAATGAGCCAAATTCCACTTTTGTGGTTTGGTGATGGCGGCTATCCGTGGGGCCGAAACTGGCTTTTAGGCCTTTTGCCGCCAAATTCCGTCGAAATCACGGTTTTTGAGCCAGGATCAATCCCAGACGTCGCCGAAAACTGCATCGTGTGCACGAATGCGGGAGCGGCAGACGCGTATATCGCCAAACTTCGTCGCCACGGGGTGAAATTTGGCGTCATTTTGCTGTCAGACGAGTGTTTAGCGCACGACACGCCGTTTATAGACGACCCAAACTGCGTTTTTCTGGCGCGCAACTACGCGCACCCATTGGTCCTAAACAACCCAAAGGCTTTTATCTTCGGCCTGGGCTGGCAAAATGGATTTGAGACGCACGCAAGCACGAAACGCAAGGCGAGCGAGCGCGAGTTGATGTGGGGATTCGCCGGAAGCCTCAAAACAGACCGTGCTGAGGCGCTAAAACAGCTCGAATCGCTTCAACCCTACGAAACTCACATCTTTAAGAACTTCAACGACCCGTTGTACTTGCCTCCACAGCGGTACGCCGAACTCCTAAACAACTGTATCTTTGCTCCTGCGCCCTGCGGTGGAGCCAGTAACGACTCGTTCAGGATCTACGAGGCTTTAGAAGCCGGCGTAATCCCTGTCGTTCTCAGGAATGACACATCACTGCAGATTGATCCGTCGTATTGGCACGCCGTATTTCGAGGCGAAACCACGCTGCCGTTCGTGCTGGCCGACACGTGGGAAGACGCCGCCCTGAAAGCCCGTACAGTTTTGGATAGCGGCCTTGTCGATGCAGTACAAGAGAGCTGCATAGACTTCTGGCAACACTGGAAACGCAACTGGCAGCGAATGTTTAAACTCGCTGTAAGCCGTTTGTCAGATTGAAATCACCCCGGCGGGAGTCGAACCCGCATCGTAATGCAGCAGCATTACCGTCCTTTCCGATTGGCTCGCACGGGATGCGGGGAGACGTTATCGGACGCCTCCATAACCGGGCTGCTTTCTGGGCTATCTGCCCAGCGCGCGCCAGTGCCCGATGCCGAAACAGAGCGGGAACTGAATCAGATTAGCGTACTTTCAGCTGATTCGGCAGCACTCCGAGCATAAGAATCCTTTAGGAGCTTCTCGCGCCTAAACATTTCTCGGTACGCCAAAGCTGGATTCTCTTTCACCCAGGCACTAAGAGCTTCATCAGTCATGCCCGCTGCGCCGCCAGCAGCTTTCAACCGACTTTGGAGATCCCCGCTCTGATCCATAACATTGCCGTAATACTCCTGGGCCCGATAGAGATCCTGAGGTGTTACAGAATTCTGAGCTAACCCCGTGGTCACGGCAGCTTCATAGGCTTTGTACGGGATTGCACTAACATCAGCCCGGACAATAGGGGCTTGCGGTGCAGGCGTACCGACTTGACGCGTACTTGCGTCCACGGGGTTTCGAGGGATTTCGAGAGTCGAGGGCGCAGCAAGTGACTCAGGAATATCGCGGGGTGCAGCCGGCGGTACAAACGCGGGTGCGCCGGGAACCGTAAGACGGCCAATCAGAGCGCGTGCGTTCTCATTAGCTTGCGCTTGCGCGACCCGAAGTCGCATATCATTTTCAGACTTATAACCAAGGCGTCTCCAATTTCCGTACGGAGTATCGGCTTGAGGTGTGTCGCCTCCTAACTGTGAAAGACCTGCAATCGTGCCCGCGACGGGGGTGATAAGACCAGCTGCGTAGATCCCCGTAGCCGTAGGCTCGTTTCGACCGAACAGCAGAGAGTTAAGACCAGCAATATCCTGCACCCCGCTGAGGGGATTAAGACGAGGATTTATATAACGACGAACAGGTTCAGGAACGCGCGTACGGTATTGCTTAAGAATCGGGGCTACAACGGGATTTGTAGTCGCCATGCGAACAGCGCTTTGTTTTGCGCGCTGCAGCGACTGCCCGATCGGGGCTAACCAGGAGGGTAAAGAAATGCCCACGTCAGCCTTGGCGCGAAGACTCGATCAGCTGGGCAATAATCTCAGGAAGATATCCTTCCAAAAACTCTAGCCCCGACCCGCTGGCTTGCTTCAGTGACGGGCCCAAGCGCAATGGGACTTCGTTACGGGGTTCTTGCATGCGCGGAGTCAGTCGCTGCTCACCAGGCATAGTGGGCTGACTGTACGGGCTATTGCCGCCGCGGATCTTCGTCCGGTCAAAATCCGGCAGGTTAGCCAGCAATTCGTCAGCGCTATACATTTTAGTGAAGCCCCTACGTCAGTATAGCCTCAATTCAAATGTCCGAAAAACGGATGTTTAGACACCCGTGCCCCTAAACCACTTGCGCTTTTGACTAAACCACTCAGCAAGCGTCGTTGGATCTTGCGGTCCGGATAGCTGATCAGACGGATCTGGCTCACCAATATCCATATCTTGCATAAAAGCGTCCAATCCGTCCGTCGGTAGGTCGCCCTGCACAGCCACGCGGCGTGCTTTTCGCAGCATGGCGTCGACGGAGTGGTTGCAGTTGGCCCACTTCTGGATCCATTGCATGTCGCTGAGCTTGACTTCGTGCCCCTTCGAGATGCGCTGACAGATAAATTCGACTCTGAGGCGCACATCCGGGGACAACATAAGCCTTAAGCCGGTAGTCATAGCCTAGGCATGACCAACAAAAGGTGAACCAGTCAGCGCTTACGCGCTGGGCGCCTGTTAGTATATTAACACTCGACAACTTTTACCCCTATTTTGCCCGCCAGATTATTTTTGGCTTCTCGCCCACCCCGTCGTCGTAGCGCGCTATTTAAAAAAAAGCAGGGTTGCGGGTGCGCGCGTGGTAGTAAGCTACACATAGCGTTGCCTTAAATTATATTTAGTTCTGTTAAGTTTTACATTTAGCCCTGAAGAATCACACAATGTAACGAATTGTTACAGCGTTGTGCCGCAGGGGGTCCGGCATGGTATTTGCGCGGGCGTTGCGCGGTTCCTCTCCCTGCCCCCGAGCCCCTGACCCGTGTGCCGGTTGGCGAACCGGTCGAAGGTGCTTGACCAACCGGGCGAATCCGGGCCATGCTGTGCCCATCGATCGAAAGGTCGACGGTTGAACCACTGACAGGTGTGACGCGGAAGCGCCAGCTGGTCTCATCGGCAGGAAAGACCCCCGCGCGGTTGCGTGGAGAGGATCCGGAAGCCCGAGCACAGAGACTGCTGCGACGACGCGGAAGCAAGCTGACCCCCCTGAGGCTAGTAGCCAGAGGTGTGGCCGCCGAACAACTCGCGAGAGATAAAGGCCCACGCCCCCACTAGAACCTTCCGCCGGAACCGTGCTGTTTGCAGACAGCGTAAGGCCCGGCCCGAAGCTAGTGGCTCTGCCCGAAAGGCCCTTGGCTTGCGCACACTGTAACTAAGCGAATCGCTCGGTTTAGGTATAACGTGCGGCATCTTGTCGCCCCCTAGCTGGAGTTATCGGATCGCAGCGTTTTGCTTAGTTACCGTTAGTTGTCAACAGGCTTATTGTCGGCGTATGGTTAG